CAAAAGCATTATGGTTATGTTTCATAATTTTGTTTTTAAGTTATACAAGCTAATATAACTCTTTCTAAGTTATTAACAAAATTTAATTAATATACAAGTAAAAAAAAACCAGTCCTCTCGACAAGACTGGTTCATAAGAGTTGTAAAAGACGTTACTCTTACATATTTTAGTTGCACCTAAAACATAGTTTATATCACTTCAACTCTTTACGCTTTCTCGAATTAGTTTTAATCTACTCCGATTATACGTTTGTAAGATTACAAGTTTTATAGATATTCGAGTCTACTCCACCTGACGCTTACTGTTTTTAAGTTTTATCATTTCTGATATTATTGGTTTAAATATGCTTTGCTGAAACTCTATAAGAGTAAGCATATTGTCAGCCGATTCATCTTTCTTAAATGCAAAGTATTTTCTACATAAATCTAAATACTTCTCATTTCGTTTTTTACTAATCGTTTCTTTAGTATTTAAAACATAAACAAAAGATTTTAGCATATACATTGCAGCTTTAGGATTTTCTTTTAGGTCATCTCTAAAAGTGTTACTTGGGATTATTTTAAAACTCATAAATTAAAAATTAAAGGTTAAACATTTATTTCATTAACAAATGTAAAATCAATGTGTGCAGTACACGTGCATACATTAAAATTTAATTATATGAGTCTCTGTTTATAATACTTGCTTGTTCTTCTTTTAGAAGATATACAGGTTTTAGTAATCGTTTCTTAGTCCACATAGTAGTGTCAGGACAATACATTTTTACAGGTTCAGGCATCTCTAAGTAATTTAGCCAATACAAATAGTTTCCTTTTGGGTCAGATACAAAGTAGAGCTTTACTATTTCGGAATCCATACTTATTAGCTGTTCATACTTATAAACCTCTAACATCTTTTCTTTATAGTATTTATTCCTGAACTTCATTTCTATAACACAGTCGTGACCCTTAGGAGTCTTACCTATAGCATCATAATGCTCAAAGCCATTACCTGCCCATTTCAAATCCCAAGTGTCCATATTTAATATATGAACTACTGCTTGTTCGTATAGATGTATCTTACTGAGTCCCATTAGCGTAAATATCATTAAGTTGTTTAATCCACGCTATATATGTTTTCGGAGTACAGGTACAAGGAAGATAATAACTATGCTTATAATAGATGGAATGCAGTCTAGCAATAAGTTCTTGTTCTGGTCTATTAATGCTTTTACCATTGGCAGATTTAAACTCTGTCCATTTATCATAGTCCTCTTGACTAAACTTTTGTAATTCCATTTCTATCTATTTTAAAATTATTTAAAGCATCTTTTCTTTTATCACAGTTGCACTTAGTTCCTCTTATACTATGGTAAGTATCTACTAAGTATTTTATTCCTGTGTATGTTGTAATTAATTCTACTAAGTTTCCTAGTTTCATAAATTTTCTTTTAGTTTCTGTTTTACTTTCTTATATGTATTGTACAAGCTGTAATAACTTATCTTACTTTTTCTTGATAGCTCACTTATGTTAGTGCCATCTTCTATTATCTCAAATACTTTTTTATCATACCAGTACATATCTTTTAGAATATCCTGGAGCTTATTATAAATTTCATCATAATTGTTATGATCTATTTCTGTGACAGGTTCTATGTTTTCTAAGCTAATCAGTTTTACTTTACTTTTCTTTCTAATCAAATCTACATACAATCCTCTGAGTATTTTAAAAACATAATAATAGTTTATCTCATCATTATATAAATAATCAACTCCTTTTTGAGTATTCTTTATAAGAAGAATATACATAGTTTGTACCAAATCTTCACACTCCTCTCTATTTAAACCACCAAAGGTTTGGACTATCTCTACCCATTGGTTATGTTTCTCATATGCTAATTCTACAGGTGTTTTCAAAAGGGTAAGTTTATTTGCTCTGTGAGAGTTGGTGTTATTATATTATTACCATTAATTTGAAATCCTACATTGTTAAGTATTGATTTAAGTTTTATAGGGTCTGTTAATGGAGTAGGTCTTCCACCTGTATCAATGTCTTTTACTTTTCTAACGTGAATATGATTATACATCCAATCAGTAGGGTGTTGTGTATATCTATGAATTACTAAAAACTCATCACTTCTATTAACAAACTTACCTCCACCTTCTACATCACTAGCCATTGGAGGAATAGGATGTCCTGCATATTCATCAGAATTAGAATGTTTCTTTCTTAATGATTCTGTAGCTGCGTGAGTATTTAACCATACTGATACATTATGAGTCTTGCAGAATAATCTTATTTCAGATGTTGCTTCATAGTCATAGTCGTGAGAGTTAATACCTTTTAACATCTCTCTATCTTTCATTAAAGAATTGTAAGGGTCTATAAGAAATCCGTGATAGTTCCAAGCCTTCTTAATACTTGTTGCTAATTCTAATAAAGTCTTATAGGTATGAAGCTCATTAGAATCTATTATTTTAAATTGATTGAAAACAAAGCTCTTGTGCTTTTCAAATTCTTCTTCAGGTATTTTATTGATTGGTTTTGCTGCAAGGAATTCTATTAGCTTTCTAATAATACTATGTGCTTCATTCTCACTTGAAAATACTAGCCATCTAACATTGTGCTTTAGTGAATAAAGTAACATCATATATAAGATCACAGTAGTCTTACCTACATTAGCGTGACCTAAGCATACTAAAAAGTTACCTTGTTTAAATCTAAAGTATTCGTCTATTTCTGGGAATCCTAATGCTAAACCTTCTATAATCTTACCTGACCTAATTTGTTGTAGTTTGTCAATCTGTTGGTCAAAGTTTATTAGCATTTTAATTTTTGTCTTTTTCTATTTCCTTTTGTAAGTTACTTAATGCTCTCCAGGCAACTTTAGCAGAATGCCTAATACCATCATCATCAATCTTACCTGCTTCTATTAAATGTCTTGTAAGAGCATCTAATTCATCTCCTGATTTACTTCTATCCCAATGCAAAGGTAAATTAGGATTGTGTTGCTTATTACCAATATAAGAAACTTTTGCCACTTCTAAAATAGCATCAGGAAAATAATTTAAAACCCCCGAATAAACAGGGGTCTTTTTTCTTTCTTCTGCAGTCATTTAGAATGGTAAGTCGTTGTTTCTATCAGGACTTTGTTGTGTTGCACTTACTTGTTCTACATCATCTTCTAACTTCCATCCTTCAATAGTATTAAATACTTTAACCTCTCCTTGTGGATTCTGCCATTCTCTACCTCTAAGGTTTATAGCTGTTCTAACAAAAGAACCTTCAGTAAAGTTGTCTAATAGATTGACTTTATCTTGCAGAAATTCTACTTGTAATGTCTGTGGATATTTGTCATTTGTTACAAGCCACATCGTTCTTGTTCTAAAGTTTTTAGCTCCTCTAGTTTGTGTACTGTTAATTTTTTTAATTCTACCTGTAATTTCCATAATTATTATTTTAAAATTTTATTAAATGTATTTGTAAATTCTTCTATCTCTTGAATGTTTATCTTGCCAGAAGAAGCAAGTTCTATAGCTCCTTTAAATGCTACTTGTCTTAATATGCTATTATGTGTGTCTAAAGGTTTAGATACAGATTGTGTATTAAGATTGTTTTGAGGTTTAGGATATACGATTTTTGCAGTATTGTACTGTTCATTTGTTACCTCGTATTCTATTTCCTGTCCTACTTTCTTTTTGAATTCTCCTCTTGCTAAAAAGCTATAAGAGTTACCATTTGCTAATGATACTTGATACTTGTTGAAAGTACCTGATGTGTTTGACCAAGTACCTTTTGATTCAATGTGTGTAATTTTACTTTTCATTTTATATATTCGTCTACTATGTTAATTTCTAAATGTGCGTTTCTTACTTCTTGTTGTTTAATATGAAGCTCGTATTTTTCTATAATACTATCCTTCTCTTTTATGCTATTCTCTAAATTCTTGATCTTAGCATCACTTTCGTAGTAGTGCTTTCTTAATTGCTCTACTTCAGCTTTTAAAAGCCTTAATAAATCTTCTTTATGTGTCATATATAATTGTTTTTAATATACTGCTTTATTGCAATACTTTAGCAAGTTAATTAAAAAATGTTAATAAAACAAGTGCATATAAAAAAAAGAGGGAAAATAAATTCCCCCTTCTAAAACAAAAATGATAATAACTGCAAAGAACAGATTATGTCACAAAGATAATTCTTTTTTCCTTTTATCTACTAAGTCTTTGTATTTATTTATCATATCCTCTAAATCTATATTAGAGAACTTCTTTATCTGTTTAGATTGTATAAGAAGCTGTTCTGGTAAATCTTTACCATATTCTTTTTGGAGTTCTAATCCATACTTGTATTGTTCACCATATCTCATCACATTACAAGCATAGCATTGTACTTGGCAGTTAAGCTCCTCCCATCTTGTAGAGTAGGATTTTCTAGACATAAAATGTCCATTCTGCATTCCTGAACCTTTCCAATATGCTTTTTTACCACAAGTGTAACAAGATACTATACCTCTTTTATTAGCTTTTCTAAGCCTTATATATTCAGAGAATATTGCATCTAATTTCTTTACAAGACTTTTACGTGATACCTTTCTCATATACACACTAAGATATGAATTATAATTAAAAGAAAGAAAAAGAAAAAGAGTAAAAAGAAAAAGAAAGAAAAAACCTAGTAAAAAAGAAAGAAAGTAATACCTGTTCCAAGCACCTTCCAACTTTATTAGGTTGTGCAAGTTTAGCTATAAGCAAGAACAAATATATAAAAAAATATTTATTTACCTTGTCCTCTATATTTCTTTTTGAATCTAACTTGACCTTTACTAGCATTCTTAGAATGAACTCCAGGTCTTTTAGTGCGTTTAGAAGCACGATAATTACTTGTGGTTAGCTTTGCCATTACTTTTTAAATTTCTCTGCACTACGACCCCCAAAATAAGCTCCTATTACTGTGATCAATACTAACTGTAATAAATCTATCCAGTTATCTTTTACTTCAAATGCAATAACTCCTGCATCTATAAATACCATAATTACTGTTGATACTACAAGAAATATTAAAACCATTGGACGTACATTCTTGCTAAGAAAACTATCGCTATTCATATCAGTTTTCCATCTATCTGTTACATTCTTTTGTATATCAGCCTCTGCATCAATCCAAATTTGTTCCATCTCTTTTTCAAATTGAGCTTTCTCTAC